TATTGCAATTGCTTCAAGAGCTTCGTCTTCTGTTAAACCCATTTGCATTAAAGCATTGACTTGATCTACGACTGACATAGGCACTGGCATTTCACTATCCATACCCATATCCATGTTAGCTGGGATGTTTTCTCTAGACCTTCTACCTTCAAGTGCAGATCCAGTTTGTCTAGCCATGTCTGATTGCAATTCTTCTACAGTAAGTGCTGATCCAGTCCTATCTCTCATTGGTAAGTCTGGTCTTTGTGGTGGTAAGTCTACTGGGTTTCCAGTTTCTGAATTTATAAATTGTCCTGTTGGTGTTATAACTATTGGCATTATCTTAGCTCCTTTTGTAGTTTAATAGCGTTTTTCTCTCGTTCTAATTGTAGTTCTAATTCTAGCTTTGCTACTTTGCCTTGTAACTCTGCTTGTAACTTGGCTTGTTCTATTTGCATATCTTGTTTAGCTTCTGCTTCATTGATTGCTAACTTCTGTTTTGCTTTAGCTTGATCAGCTTGTATCTGTACTTGTGTTCTAGCTTTTAACGCCTCTGCCTCTAGTTGTGCAAGTTGTTGTGCATATTGTAGAGGGTTTTGTTGTTGTTGTTGTTGAGACATTGCTACAAGAGGTTTGATAGCTTCCATTTGTGGTGCTTGTCTTACAACTTCAGCCGCTCTTTGACTAATAGCCATATCAAGTGCTGGATCAATATCATCAAACTTAAACTTAGGATCACGAATATCTGGCATTCCTGGTAAGGACATATTAATGCTATTTTGCATCCGCTGCCTGTAAAGTAATGCTATATGCTCTGCTATATGTGCAATCAATAAAGGTTGCATTGATCTTGCCCCTGGATTTCCAGCTAAAGATGGATCGCTGATAAACTGCATATGAACTGCAATATGGCTTTCATGATCTTGTTCTGGGAATGCTCTTATAGGTTTACCATACATCAATGACATATTTTCAGTAATAGGATCAAGTTTAGATGCTTCTTCTGGTTTCTTTAACACTTCATCTATGTTGTTAATTCTTATTGCTTCGTACATTCTTTTGTACGCCTCATACTGATCATGCAATTGTGGTGCTGATTGTGCCATCTGTAGAACTGCTTGTGCTTGTGCAATTCTCTGTGCAGTACTGAATATGTTAGGATCACTGACTGGAATAATATCTATTCTATCATTAAAGTCTTTTGCATAAATAATTGTATCCACACCACTTTGTGCAAACTTAAACTCTTCTGGTAAATATTCTGCATTTAATTTTGCTAATAGTTTAAATTCTTGACCTTGTGAATAATGTAACCTTTTGTGAATAGCACTAAATGATTTACTGCCTTGCTCAATAAGTGCNACTGTACTTCCAACAGGTGCATTAGGATTTACATCGCCTACGTTAAGATCAGCAGTACTNGCAAATCTTCTNCCTATATCTGTTATNGCATTCATAAGATTGAATAAGGTTTGTGATGGCTCTTTAAAAGGCAATGGCATAATAGCTTTGTTAACATCATCTACAGTAGCATCAAGATCAGCGAACTCCCCTGGATTGATTTGCATCTCACCACCAGTAACTCTGCCTTTTAACTTAAAGCCACCTTGCATATTAGCAAAAGCCGCACTATCTAGTAATGCTCTAAGTGATCCAGTAGCCGCCTTACCTAATCCACCAATTAAATGAAATAAACCAAAGCCATAGAATCCAGTTCCTGGTAAGAACTTATAACTTACAAACCAATCTCTACGCTTTTTCTTTTCGTCTTCTTCTTCCCAATTACGTCTTACTGCAACAATCTTTTCTGCATCGTAATCAATTGTAACTACATAAGGTAAATGAACTATATTATCTTCGTCTTGCTCATTGTCCTCATCAATTCCATCAAAGCTCTGATAACAATGCATTTCTAATAATGTCATTACCTCATCTTTAGATTCACTGTTATAAGGGTCTACGCCTTCTATCTCACTTCCAATATCTCCACTTGGATCAATATCTTCTGCAGAATACTTGCTTGGCAAATAATATCCAGCTTGTACATATTTGTTAAAGTCGTTTCTAGGCATTCTAATAACATGAGTGTATCTNGTGGATGTATATAAATCCTTACTTTCTGGCGATACTACAAAATCTTCTGCNTTTACAAACTGAGAACATTGTCTATCTAAATTAGCATCCCACCAAACTTTCTTAAATGTATGTCCAATTAATGGTAGNTGAAATAACATCTGATCAAGGTCTGGAAAGTATTCTGGCATCTCTTGAGTGATCTGATAGTTCATGTAATCTTTTACACGCTTGGCTTGTTCTTCCATCTCTTCATTAGGATCACCAATTATTACAGTCTTAACGGGACCTCCAGATGGGTATAATTCTGCGATTGCTCTAGCATTAAACTGTGTAGCCGCTTCTGCAATCATAGGATGAACAACTGTACTTAGTCCTCTAGTTGCTCTTTGGTTTTCTTCTTCGTCTTGCCCACCCTGAGGATCAAGTGTCTCTAGACCTTGCTTATATCTAAATTCCCATTGTGATCTAGCTTCTTTGTCTGTCTCATAACAACTAATAAGCTCACTAGCTACGCCATCTAATTCTTTAGCATCAATCTCTTCTGCTAAGTTCTCATCAAAGCCAGTGTCTTTTTCTGCAACTTCATCTAAACTTGGATCACCAATAAGAACTTCATCGTCATTAATTTCCTCAACTTGAAATTCATCTGAAGGCATTGTTTCTGCAAAGGGAATTACTTGTGGTTCTCTAGCCATATATTGTCATCCTTTTCTCTTCTGTACTGTCATCTTCGTCATAATCTGTAGAATGAGTTATAAACCAACCTTTTCTCAATCTTAACCAAGCCTGTGTACAAGTGTCAACTATATCATCATTATCACCCGCAGGAAAGGCTGAACATATATCAATTAGATTTTTTGCCCATTTTTTATCTTGTGGATAAAATATCCTTCCATCTTCAAGTAATGCAGAACTACTATGTGCTCTAGCAATCTTGTCTCTATCTGGTGAGTAAGCCAACACTGGTATCCCACCCATCCTTAAATCTTGCAGTAAACTTTGACCACTAGCTTTCTTCTCTATCAATACTGTATCTGGTTGCCATTCATCAAACGCTTCTTGTGCAAGTTTCCTTAATTCTGGATAAGTAACTCTATCATACCACATCTCTACTACGATAGCATTTACTTGTCCATTCATTCTAAATATTCCCCAAGTAGTTCTAGCACTGTAACTGCTTGTTTCTTTTGTCGAGAATGCAGTATCGTAACTTTGCACTAAATATTCAATGTCTGGCAGATCATCTTTCTCCCAGGGAACCCACCATTCAGCTTTTAATATACCACCACCTTTAGGCATAGGTCTTTGTTGTAGTTGCCCAGCACTTGCATATGACCCTAAACTTTTTTCTAAAGTTGATAAAGTTGCATCATCTATACGCTTTTCCCATAACAACTCACCTTCTTTTGCTCTTGGGTCTACAAAGTTTAATGATGATTTAGTTGGTGTTGGATGACCTATTTCATATCTTGCTGGAAGACATAAGTGATCCCAATCATTATATTCGTTAGCTAATATGTGACCAGTCAAATCATTCTCATGTACTCTTTGCATGATAATTATAAATGCACCAGTCTTTGGGTCATTCAGTCTAGTCTGCATAGCTTGATCCCACCATTCAAGAACGCCTTCTCTAACTGTGGATGATTCAGCTTCTCTTACGTTATGTGGATCATCAATAACAATTATATCACCACCTTCTCCAGTAAGTGCTCCATCTACTGAAGTTGCAATCCGCTGCCCAGTCTTGTCATTCTCAAATCTTTGTTTTTGATTTTGATCTGAAGTTAATGAAAATTTATCTCCAAAATATCTTTTATACCATTGACTATCTATTAACCTTCTGCACTTAACGCTATCTCTTATTGATAATGATCCTGCATAACTAGCAAATAGAAACCTTTTCTCTGGTTGTATTGTCCAAGTCCAAGCTGGTAAAGCTACTGCCACACTGATAGACTTCATATGTCTTGGTGGTATATTTATTATAAGTCTTTTTATCTTACCTTCTACAACTGCTTGTAGATGTTCTGATATAGCATCTATATGCCAATTATCGTAGAAGTCTCTACCTGGTTCAATCGCTTCCCAAGANTTTTTCGTGAACTCCTTCAATGANCTCTTCATTTCCTCTGCTTCCACCTTCTGTAGTAACTGAGGTAAGGATTGATTTAAGTTTGCTAAGTTCATTATTACTTATCCTAGTTAAGTCTATTACTTGTCTTTGCTCTATAATAGTTTCTTTCTCTATCTTATCTTGCCAACCAGCTCTATTTTTTAAATAGAATATCATAGCAGTATTATCGCCTTCTAACGCCTTCTCATATAGTTTATTAGTTACTCTTTGTATTCCTCTACCCTTACCTCTTTTTATAGCCTCTCCAAACTCTTTAAACTCATTCTGTTTATCATACAAAGTTGACTGCCCTATTCCTAGAGCTAGAGCTATCTGTTCCGATGTAAGTCCTTGAGATGCATAGGCTTCTGCCCTTTCACACATATCTTTTGTAACTACAAATTTAGGTCTGCCTATTTTATTATTTGGCTTTTTTGTTTTTTGTTTCATTTCCCTCTCTCTTATCGTGATAAACTAATACTAGAGCTTCACATTTAGGACAAGATAAGTTAGTTACAATTGAATGCTCTTCATCATCTTCTGTAGGAATATCGTGATCCCCACCCCAAATTAATTCTGTATTACATGACCAACAATTCATGATCGTTTTTCTTCCAACCTCTTCCTTTCAATATTTTGTATTTTTTCCATCTTTTTTTTCAAATCGTAAATTACATCTGTCAATCCATCTACCTTTTGAACATAATCATAGTTTTCAAAATTAGCATGATACGTTATTTTTGGTGTTTCGTTATCCCAATTATAAGAAACACTTAGCATTTTATGTCTTGTCATTATAACCCCATTTCAAATTGTTCATCTTCATTAATTATTGTGCCTACATTTCTTTCATAGCCAACTAATTCATTATTTCTAAGTCTAGTATAAAGTTTTAGGTCTTGTCCTTTTAATAATAGCATAGCATCTTCATACTTTTGATCTAGCATTTTTTGTGTTTCGTCATCTATGTCAGACGTAATGTCCATCTTGAGACCCCTCTACTTCTTCTTCATATACTTTTTTAACACTATTAAAATTAAAATACACTTGACCTATATGTCCATATATACCTTGCTCTCTAATCTTTCTTGTAATTATTTGAGTAGTGTTGTCCTCAAAGTCTCTGTGCACTACTAGAGCGGCATCACTCATGTTTGCCCAATGTGCAGACCCACTTACTTGATATAAGTCTGGTGGTGGAACTACGCCACTATCATTCCTCTGTAACTTATGAGGATGAGCTACCATCCAAACCACTAATTGATGGTTTCTTGCAAACTGCTGACACTTGGCAATTATGTCACGAATGTGTTCGTCTTCTCTTTTAGCATAATCTCTATTAGGACTGATCTGATTAAATGGATCAATGACCAAACCCTTAATACCAAATCTCTGCTTGGCTACCTTCGCCTTACTTAATATGAACTCAATGTCTGGTATTTCTTCTGTGTTCTCAATAAATTTAAANTGATTATCCAAAAACTCTATACCACTATTAAGTTCGTCTTGAGATATTCTAGCATGTAAACCTATATCAAATGGCTTCCTACATCTTTTCTCTAGTAATCGTCTAATGTGATTTGGTGTTGAATGCTCTGGACTGAACACTGCAAAGTTCCAACTTTCATTTTCTGCTAGATTTAATAATATCTGATCTAAGAAGTTACTCTTACCATGATTAGGAATACCAGTAATTAAGTTAAATGTACTTGGCATGATCTTATATATTTTATCTAACTCTTTGAATCCAGTACTAAAAGCCTTCTGCTCGTTACCATCGTAAATGTTTTGCACACTATCGTGATACTCTTTTACTCCATGCAATCCTTGGACGGGGAACTCTTCTGCATACTCTATACATTCTTGTAATATTTGAGTATCATAATGTATTAAACATTCGTTGGCATCTTTGCATTGCCAATCATCTAGTCT